CATCAACAACAGCCACAATCAGATGAAAGCGATGCGTAATGACCTAATGGTTCGGGGTAACGCTGCAAGTTGGGAATCCATATATGACGACATCAACTCGGACAGGCTACACGACATCGCACTACACATGGACTTCATCGCACCCGTTAAGAACATCGCAGAAATAACCGCAATATTGCAAGAACACTCAATGGAATCGGTATGATGTTCACCATCAACAAACAAGTTATAGCAATCAACAACCACCCTGACGGTTGTTACAGAAGAGGCGATATTTACACGCTATTAGCAATGCGAATCAGTATGTGTCGGTGCGGGGTGATACTGTTGCATATCGGGCAGTACGTAAGCGAAAACAGCGGATTAGCGTGTGACAGGTGCTATGTAATCGCAGACGCTAAAGATGGCATATTTTGGCACATAGCGAGCGATTTTGTGCCGTATGACAATAGTTTATCAGAAACAACAATAGACCAACTAATTTATGAACTTACAGGACATTATCAAGACTAACGGTGTAATCGAATTTGACACCAACGAGCAACTGCGTGAATTTATCCGCACTAACAACCTGCAACCGACAGAGATACAGCAATCATTCCCGACCATAAATGCGGATAAGTTCCTGCTATTTCATCTGGGCGAGTATTGCACTATATCAAGTAGGAACTTAGTGCATTCAACTATTATTCATCAAACATTCATAACCGCCTAACGGCACAAAACAACAACAATGGAAGTAAAAGGAACGGTCTATGCGATAGGCTCAACAACATCGAAAGACCACAACGGCAAGACCTACAAGGAACGCCAAATCGTTATTCAGGTTGACGAACAGTACAACGGGCAAACGTACAGCCAGTACATACCGATACTCGGCAAACGTGACACTATTATCGGGTTCATGGATAGCCTGAAACAAGGGCAGACGGTAACGGCTCATTGTAATCTGCGAGGGGTGAAGTACATGAAAGACAATGTAGAACGGTTCTTTATGAATGTAGAGGTGTATAAGATAGACGTAGAGGCAAACAACGCGCAGCCTGTAAATGATGGAATACCTGTATATAGTGCTGACCATACAACTAATGGCGGTACAGGATATGCAACTGGCGACCCATTCTCAAAACCAATGAAAGAGGGCAGCGATGAGCTTCCTTTTTAGCATTAACCCTGCGCAGCACCGTAATGCTGCGCTTAAACTTATCTTATGAATCAACAGACTAAAGAGCAAATGTTAGCGCAATTCAGCCCCGAACAACTTGCAGCAAGTAAAGAGTTATTCGACCTGATAACAGCCGCTACATCACGAAAGAAACCCGTAAAACGCAAACCTAAGGCTAAACTACTACCCGTGCCTAAATGGGTTAAAGAGCGATATTCTCAAGAGCGTATAAAATATTACAACAGAGTTCACGCTACTGTCATAGCAGACGGGCATTCTATACCGAAAGAAATACCGAAGGATTTTACCAATACGAACGATATAAGCGATGCCATAGTAGAAATAATTAAATGGAATGGAGGCGCAGCCGAAAGAATTATGATGGAGGGTAGGGTGATAGAGAAAGATGGAAAGTTTATAAGAATAAAAACATCTGGCACAGTCGGAACGGCAGACATAAGCGGGACATTTAGAGGCAGGAAATTAGCAATAGAAGTAAAGAACAAATACACGAAAGATAAAGTAAGTGACGCACAAGAGAAATACAGGAAAGTACAACAAAAAGCAGGCGCACTTCACTTGTACGCAATAGACATGGAAACATTCTTTCACTGGTGGGATAACTCCGTTATGGTGTTGCCTGACTTAGAACTATTCTGATATGACCAACCCATTCGAGTTAGCAGCACTTCACGACTATTGCAGGCGCAACGGTGAATACCTTGCATGCCTGATTTATGAGAAACACGCACGGAATTGTACATTTGGTATTTTGCAGAAATTACCGTATTATAAACCACTAAAAAAAATTCCTGTTTTCATGCTTAATTAGTATCTTTGTAGGGTAACGTTTGGAGGTAGTAGCCCAGATGATTTAACGACATTTTTAGCCCACAAGGGGCTGACGGAGGCAACCGTAAAACAGTTCGCCGCTACTACCCGTCAATCCCTTGTGGGATTTTTAATTTTATGCACACAGTTTACAATGCAGAACTATTATTCGTTATTGACTGCCTCATATTCAGGTTGTCGCCTGAAATGGTATTAACGCTGCATATCGACCCCATACCTGAAAATCTGATAGTCGGGTTCGATTACGACCTTCATTACACATCCGATTACGAACTGGTATTTTATCGTTTATCTCCTAATCAAATATAAATTTATGTCTTGGATTCGACTACACAGGCAAATAAAATCTCATTGGATATGGTCAGACCCTAAGCGGCTTCAATGGTGGATTGACATCTTACTTTGCGTAAATCACGCAAAAAATCGCGTATTTATCAAGGGAAAGCTGATAGATTGCGCAAGAGGGCAGTCCGTCAAAAGCCTTGATACATGGGCATCGGAGTGGAAAACGACAAAAAAGACAGTCGCTTCGTTCTTCCGTATGCTCGAAAAAGACCGTATGATTACCATCGAAAACGTCACGGTTAGTACACGGATAACTGTCTGTAAATATGATAGTTATAACGGAATGGTAAACGCAGACGACACCGCACACTACCCCGCAGACGACACCGCACAGGAAACGCACACTACTACGCACAGTAAACGCACACTACCCCCAAACAATAATGATAAAGAAGATAAAGAAGATAAAGAATACTCTATTGCGCAATTTCCGTTTTTTTGGGACGCATACGGCAAGAAGGTTGACCGTGAAAAATGCTTTAAGAAGTTCAAGACCCTAAAGCGGGATGAAATCGAAGCAATCAAACGAACCCTACCCGCTTACCTTGAATCGACCCCAGAGATAAAGTTCCGAAAGAACCCACTTACATACCTGAACGGCAAATGTTGGAACGACCAACCCGCTACACTTACACCACCCACAACTAAAATGGTTTTCTGATGCGCACATTTGAACAAATCGGCATAAAAATACCCTCAGGGGCTACGGGCAACATCAAAACGATCTGCCCGTCATGTACCCCGCACAATCGGAAACCCGAAAACCGAAACAGTAAGGACTTATCGGTTAACATCGACAAGGGTATCTGGAATTGCCACAATTGCGGGTTCACAGGTGGGCTGTACGAAAAGCAGGAGAAAGTGTACGTTGTGCCGCCTACTGTCAGCCTGCCACTATCAGCTAAGACTATCAGCTACTTCAAGTCAAGAGGCATAAACGAGGTTACATTAAAGCATTTCCACATAACAGAAAAGAAAGAGTGGATGCCGCAGCTCAATGCCGAATCGAACTGCATACTGTTCCCGTATATCCGTAACGGTGCATGGGTCAACGTGAAATACAGGGACGCACGGAAGAACTTCAAGCTGACCAAAGATGCCGAATTAATACTTTTTAACATAGATGCTGTTGCGGGGCAGAAACGGGTTATCATAACAGAGGGAGAAATAGACGCAATGAGCGCATATGAGGCAGGATTTAGCGCAGTTTGTTCAGTTCCTAATGGTGCAACGAAAGGAAATCAGCGTTTAGACTACTTAAACGCCTCATGGTGGGCATTTAACGAAGCGGATGAGGTAATCATAGCAACTGACAATGACGAGGCAGGAATAGCCCTTAAAAACGAATTATCAAGAAGGCTTGACCGTTCCCGTTGCAGAGAGGTGCGATACCCTGACGACTGCAAAGACCTGAATGAGGTGTTAGTGAAGTACGGAACGGAGAAAGTAGGTGAGGTTTTATCGGGGGCAAAGGCACTCCCAGTTGAGGGGGTTTACAGGTTATCGGACTTTATGTATGAGTTGGATAACGTATATGAGAACGGGTTTGAACGTGGAGTAACTACGGGCTATCCTGACTTTGATAACCTGCTTAACTTTTCAGGTGGGCAACTTACGATGATAACGGGTGTGCCGAATAGCGGTAAGTCTGCTTTCCTTGACCAAGTGCTGATACGATTAGCAGAACGTCATGGGTGGTCAATCGGGGTGTGTTCGTTTGAGAATCAGCCAATGACCCGCCATGCTGCTAATCTTTCATCGGTGTATAGTGGCAAACCGTTCTTTAAGCAGGCGGGCAGAATGAGCGTAGATGAGTTTAACTACGCAAAGAACTTTCTGCATGACCATTTCTTTTGGTTCAAGATACGCAATGAGGATGTGTCGCTTGATGGCATACTGAATCGGGCAAGGCAGTTGGTTAAGGCTTACGGAATCAAGGCACTTGTCATTGACCCGTACAACTACATCGAGCACAAAAGACCTGCACACATGACGGAAACAGAATACATATCGTTGTGCCTGACCGAGATATGCAACTTTGCAAAGGATTACGATATTCACATTTTCATGGTTGTGCACCCAACCAAAATTAAGAAGAACCCAGCGACAAAGGACTTTGAAATACCTACGCTGTACGACATAAGCGGTTCGGCTAACTTCTTTAACAAAACGGATAATGGTTTCACCGTGTACCGTGATAGGGTTACAAACAAAGTGAGCGTGTATGTGCAAAAGGTTCGTTTCTTTTTTAATGGCAAAATAGGCATGTCGGAGTTTACATACGATGTTTATTCAGGCAGGTACACCGAAATAAGCAGCGCACCACCTGAGCCACTACAGCAAAGTAACGGATGGCCTAATCCACATGCGGGGATGCAGAACAGACGGACGGATTTTGACGATACGCCATTTTAACCGCCCACTCCACAGCCTTACCGACTGAGCCGAATATGAGCCGTGCCTGTTCAGCGGTGGCGGGTTCAAGGGACGCACCGTAACAGGAGCGTTTTTCGTTGCCTTTCTTCGGACGACCTACGGGGTTGTTCTGTTTCATTAGTAGTTCTGAATTAATGCCGCTAAAATCAGCAGCGTGAGGAAGATGAGGATGGATTTTAGATTGCTTGTGACTTCCATAGCCTGAATAGTTTTGATTGTGAGTCAAGTTCGATGCAATCCGTATCGGTAGCCGTAGGGAATTTGCGCATAAACTTTTCAATTGCTTTTTCTGGTGTAGCAGCTTTAATCGGCTGCATACTGAATGTGCCATCTTTGCTGATGAATGTAATTCCGAAAATTGGTAGTGATTTCATATCGTTTAGTTTTTATGCAGTGTAGGATGCTGCGCCCCGTGTGGTTAAAAACTTAGTGATGTATTTGGTTGTCCGAATGTATCAAGACCCATTTCCTGAGCAGCCTGTACCGCCCTATTTGCAAACAGCATAAGTATTAAAACTTTATTTGCGTTCCATTCTTTTGCAGTTACGCCAGCCTGTTTTGCGATTTCTACGCACTTAGCGATAAATTCAGGGTTCTGAGCCAATGCAATCCTTTTCTCTGTTTCGATTGCTACTGTTGGGTGTACGTTGTTCGTGTTCATATCTTTCCGTTTTTGTTCCACAAAGCTACACACTAATTAATTACTAACAAAATAATTCTCAGATATTTCTTTTCATAACGTATCGCCGTATCGGATTTGGTTGTAACTTTGGGGTAAGATGCCAGCACTATCTAATCCGAAATATGAGGCGTTCTGTCAGGAATACATGAAAGACCTGAACGGAGCGCAAGCGGCTATAAGGGCAGGTTACAGCGAAAAAGGAGCAAATGTAAAGGGTGCGCAGTTATTAGCGATTGTTAGCATATCAGAACGTATTGCAGAATTAATGCAAGAGAGGCAACAGCGCACCCAAGTCACAGCCGATATGGTCATAGCTGAATTGGCTAAAATCGGATTCCATAACGTGCAGGACTTCGTTAATGGAGGTAATAGCATACTTGAGTTAAAACACCTTGACGCAAACAAAACAGCGGCTGTAAGCGCCGTAAAAACCACGTTAAAAGCGGATGGCGACTTAGTGAGTGAGGTGAAGTTTCATGACAAGGTTGCAGCACTCGAAAAGTTAGGTAAGCACCTAGGAATTTTTGAGCGGGACAACAAGCAGAAAACCGAAATAACCATTAAGCGTGTAGGGTTTGATGACTAACTATGCAATACGTATTCAGTAGAAAACTGTTTAATCCTTTGTTCTGGCATCTACGTGCCGCATTACGTGACCCGACTATCCGATACATCTACATCGAGGGTGGCTCATCAGCAGGTAAGACATACACGATTGCGCAGGCATTACTTACTGACACATACGAACACGACTACGGAATTATGGTATTCAGGCGTTACCACGTAGATATACCTGATTCGGTTTACAAGTCCTTTAAAGCAGCCGCAAAAGGGTTAACATTGGATGAACAGTACCTATTCCAACAAGACCTGATTAAGAACGACGGCGCAACGTCATTTGTTCGGTTTAGAGGGTTAGAAGATGAAGAGGATATTAAGGGCGTTGAGGACATCGGTATTATCTACAACAACGAGTGGAATCAGTTTACGGAAAAGCAATGGGATCAGCAGAAGAAACGTTTGCGTGGCAGACCGAATCAGAAGTTTATAAACGACTGGAATCCGATAAGCGACCAGTTATGGCAGTATAAAAACGTCATAGACATAGACGAATGGCAGGATATGCCGTTGAGTGTTGAAGGTGTACCATACAGCTCACTTGATGCAGAACATTCATTTATTCGAAAAAACAAAGCAGGCAATACAGTATGGATAAAGACCACATACAGAGATAACTTTTGGGTTGTAGGCAGACCAGATGGTAAGGCAGGATTTATCGACACGCATACACTTGCTGAATTTGAACACAGCCGATTACATAAGCCGAACATGTACAGGGTATATGCAAATGGTGAGCGTGGAGTAATGCGTACAGGTGGTGAGTTTTGGAAAGCATTTGACGAAACTAAGCATGTGCGTCCGATGTTCATTGAGGATAAATACACGCTGCATGTATCATGTGACCAGAATGCCAGCCCTTACGTTACTTTGTCTATTTGGCAGCCGATGGGTAAACGCATACGACAAGTGCATGAGTTGCCATGTGTTGCGCCTGACAACAACGCCCCAAAGTCAGCCCGTAGGCTTGCAGCATGGTTGCGTAGTATAGGGTACAAAGATGTGGTTTATGTGTATGGCGACCCCGCAGGGAATAGCCGTAGTACAGTTGACTACAATAGTTCATCGTTCTTTGATAAATTCATTGAAGTATTGCAGGATATGGGATATGTAGTGAATAACCGCGTCGCACGTTCGCACCCCGAAGTAGCGTTATCGGCTGCGTTTATAAACGACATATACGAATTTGAGCATGAGGGGTATAGCATAGAGGTATCAGACGATTGTAAAGTGTCTATGCGTGATTACGCCACGGTTCAGGAGGATAAGGATGGGACAATGTTGAAGACTAAAGTGAAGGACAAAGAAACAGGGCGTACTTATGAGCCGATTGGTCACTTTTCAGATGCTAAACGATATTTCATAACTTCGTACTTGGCACATGAGTTTAACAATTACAAGGTAAGAGGCAGAAACCGTGTACCCGTTGCGGTTGATTATTGATAATTATGTTATATTTGCAACTATGATACTACCCGTTACTGCTCCACAGGGCGAAATGTCGATTACATCGGTACTCCGTGACCGTCCGAATAAGAAGTATGTGAAAGAGTGTCAGGACTATTCAGAGAAGATGACCATGCACATGACGGGTTTAAAGCTCGATAAGTACCTTTCGCTGATTGACTACTACGAGAACCCCCGTTTGCTGAAATTAAGGCAGCTTTACAGCCCGCCTAATACTGATTTCTTTGCACGGCTTCGCAGACCTGTGGATAAGATATTCAACGCTAAAGGTGGCAGTGTGAACTACATACTACCCGACAACAAGAAGAAGGAGTTTATAGAGTATCTAAGCGACATTAAATCAGACTATTCACTACGACAATGGATTGAAACATTCTGGTTACCTGCTTCCGACTATGACCCGATGGGAATTATCCTAATTGAGGTTGGTGAAGATGAAGCGTACCCTGCATACTATTGCGTTCAGGACGTATGGGACATGCCGAAACCAAAAGGCAGGGAATTTGAGTACTTGGTGTTTAAGTTGGACAAAGACCAGTATCAGGGGACTAACCTTGAAGGCATGAGCGCAGGCAATCAGTTATTCCGTGTGATAGATGACGAATACGACAGAACTATACGGTGGAACGGCGGAGTAGCGACTGTGTTAGAGGAATATCCGAATTACTTTGGTGAAGTACCTGCGATAACAACAGGTTACGTATGGGACAACGTACATCAACGTTATACATCGGCATACAATGACGTAATATCACTTGCAGACCAGCAACTACGCAGCCGATCGCAGGTGGTTATGTACGAATTACACCACGGATTCCCGATGTCATGGCAGTATGCAGGTAATTGCCCTACATGTAACGGTGCAGGTAAGTTAATGGGTGATCCGTGCCCGTCATGTAATGGCACAGGAAAGGAGAGCAAGCGCGATGTGAGTAAAATGATACTCATGCCGTACCCGAAAGACAAGAACGACCCGATAGTAGATAAGCCCGGTGGCGTGGTAGAGGTTGCGGTTGACTCATGGCGTGAAATGAAAGCCACAGTAGATGAGCAGTATAAGTCGGCTCACTACTGCATGTGGGGAACACATCAGATTGAGGATAGCAGCCACGAGACAGCGACAGGGCGATTTATAGACGTACAGCCGGTTAATGACAGGTTGGGTAAGTTCTCCGATGCAGCCGAATACGTAGAGCGATGGATAACGGACATGGTAGGTGAGTTCATGTTCGGTGAGGAATACGGTGGTAGTGAGATTAACTTAGGGCGTAGGTATCTGATAGAAACACCAGACGCATTAGCCGATAAGCTGCAAAAGGCTATCAAAGAAAAGATGTCTTACAGCTACCTGAAAAACATGTATTTTCAATGGGTAGATAGTGAGTACAGCGGGGATGAAATGATGAGGTTAAAACTGACTATGGAGTTCAAGTTAGACCCCGCACCGTTCATGACGATACAAGAGGCGCAGAAAGCATTTACCGACCCGAAAGAGTACTACAAAAAGCTGTACTTTGGACAATGGATAGAGTCGTTACCTGAAAATTGGTACATATCAAGTAATTACGTAACTTTACAGTCGCAATTAGATGCGTTTGTAGATGAAAAGATGAAAGCAGCGCCACCAGTACCACCGCAACCACCAGTAACCAATTAAAAGCAAATAATATGGCAAAACCACGTAAAGAAAATCCTGAATTGAGTCAGGAGCAGTTTGAAGATGTGCAAGACGCACCAGTACCAGCGCCGTCACCCGCTACCACCACCGACCCAACAAAGGCGAAGAAATACCACCGCTACACACTTGAAGTAGAGGCGTTTCTAAGCAAGAAAGGCGGCACAAAGTCGCTCGACAGGTTTGAGGGCAGGTTTGTTGAAGTAGCCAAGAAAAAGGGCATGACCAGCGAAAACATCGTTATGGAAGCGCACCGAGTTGCGCGTATGAATAGCAAGTGGCACACGACTAAGTTCTACTACCTTGAAGTAGGGGCAAACGTTCCTGACCACATTGTACGCACTCCAAACGGTGACACCGAATTGAACGGTGGGTGGGATGACAAATTCGTATTTTAAACCAAACGACAACCAATATGATAAGCAAAGAACAGATTTTAAGTTTAGGCAAGCTGATAGGCGTTGACCTCGCAGAGGCATACGATGCAGCCGAAGAAGTGAGCATTGACATACCGAAAGTAAAGGTATTCACCGATGAAGGTTTAAAGCGATTTGAGAGCGAGAAATACAACGCAGGTAAGACAGCAGGGCTTGAGATAGGCATAAAGGAATTTAAAGAAGAAAACGGTCTTAATTTCAAGGGGAAAGGGCTATCTGACCTTGTAGCACACTACGAAGCGCAAAAGGACTCCGACGGACGTGTAAAGAAGTTGCAGGAAAACCTGACAGCAGCCGAAAAGAAAGCGCAGGAAATGGAAGAGCGCTACACACAGTACGAAGTAGAAACGGAAATGTTTAAAGCAATTCCTGCTGAATACGGTGGTTTATCCCGTAACGAACTTGCCGCAATCGCTAAGGCAAACGGTCTGACCTTGAAGAAAGAGGATGGTAAGTATGTGCCATATCGTAACGGTGAGCGAGTGCGTGAAGAAAGGACGCAAAACGATCTAACGCCACAGGACGCATACAAAGCATTCTTTGAGGGCGAAAAGAAGATGACCCCGGCAGGGCAGCAACCGCCATCCGATGACGGCAGGAAAGGACGTGGCGGTAATGGCACACCACCGAAAGGAGGAATTAGCACTAAGCGTTCAGAGATTGAAAAGTCGTGGAAGGAAAGCAACCCGGACGGCAACTTGAACGGTATGGAGTATCAGTCGCATTTCGCAGCACAGGTGAAAGCCTTGAAAGAAGCGGGGCAAGCGGTAGAGATGGATTAAATCAACAATTATATGGCAAAAGGTAAGAAAAAAGGCGGCAAAATGTGCTAAACATTTTAAGCGGGACGAATAAAGTAGTCCCGCTTTTTTGTATATTTGTGGCATGTGCGACCTAACGACAACACTTGTAGAATTATCAGAAATGCCGTATATTTACGTCAAACAATAACTTATGGAACACACAAACGCAGAACAGACGCAACAATGCGAGGTGGTGAGTGAGGTGACACAGCACCCGTTTTTTGGAGGCATTACTACTTCGGTGTCTCAAATGCCCGAATTCCCAAATACGGTTCAAGGGTATATTGACAGAATGATACACATAGGACAAAAAGCAATAGACGAACTATCCGATAGGTGGGGCGCAGGCGTTGTGGTCAGCTACTTAGCCGAAACGAAACGATTACCGGTCAACCACCCCGACTACATGCGCTTAGTGGTGCATGAGATGGACTAACCGATTTTTCCATATCAGTACGTTTTTTGAGCGGGTGTTTCTACACTCGCTTTTTTGTTGTACCTTCGTACCGTTCAATAAGTGGTGATTTTGTTTAACCCTGACCGTTTCTACGGTTGGGGTTTTCCTTTCAATGCCACACCCGCAAAGTGGATATGGCGATTCGATATAACCAAAGTCACCTGACCACCTACGAACAATGCAGCCCCAGCACCTATTACGTAAGGGCGTTTCTCGTTCTCTAAGGCAGTCCCATACAACCCAACACCAAGACCCACAACAGACAGGATAAAACCTGTATTATAACCGCTATTTGCCCTGCGCAGCTCACGCCCTGCATTCTGTACGGCATACTCCATATCGGACATGCGTTTCTCTAATTGTTTACGTTCGAAGTCGGTTGTCTGTGCGGTTGCCCCGACCGAAGCGAACAGGCACAATGATAATATTTGCTTTCTCATGGTATAAAGGTAAAAAATATTTTTGGTAATATCGTGCAACTTACTTTATCTTTGTAAGTGCAAGCCGAGATATAGGCTTCAAGTTGTCTAAGCGCAGGTTACAGCGCACAGTATTCGCCCGAGTTACAGGGCTTATAATCTTTCCCAAATAACTTAAAACAATGGCTAATTTTAGTCCCTCCAATCTGGTGGCGGCTCAAACTACCCTCATAGAAACGTTCACAGAAGCGGAAATGAGGGAGAAGATGCTGCCTACCCTGCAACTCGGTTTGCAAAACAAAAATGTAATGGTCAAGAACGTTGAGGAACTTCGCCTCCGTGAAGACCGTGCCGTATATGGCTATTCTATGGTTCGTCAGCAGCGCACACCCGGCAGCGCACGTTCTGCCACGCACACAGGCGCAAGGGGCGACAGTTTGCAACTGCCTTTCACATGGACTACGTACTCCGATACGTTCTCTATCTCATTGAAGCAGATGGACACCAACATATTCAGCTTCAATCAGGCAATGGCGCAGAACCTGAAAAACTGTATCTTGAACATTCATGAGGCTATCGAAACAGATGCCATCGATTACCTGCTTACCAACCGTAACCAAGTGGTTAAAACGTCCACTCCTGTTGGTAGCCGTGTAACATGGAACTCATCTGATTACTTCCATGAGATTCAGGCAGGCGATACTAAGCAGTTCACACAGCTTGCTAAAGCCGTTATGCGTTCGAACTACTACAACATGAGTACGTTCAATGCTATCTACGACAATCAGACAGAGGTAAACGCCGCTTTCTGGCAGTCACAGGGCGCAGGTAACGCTCAGAACACAATGTTCCAGTTCACGGGCATGAACATCAACCCATCAATCGAACTTGCATATTCAGGTTACGGTAATGGCGTTGCGCTCGTTATGCAGCCCGGCACATACGCTATGGTTCCGTGGATTCCTAAGCAGAACCGTATCGGACATGGTGATTATAATAGCTATCTCGGTGGTTACGGTTCAATCATTGACCCGATCACTAACCCCGGCGGTATCTATTCAGGTGGTCTTGTATTCGCTATTCATGGTTATTCGCTTCGTGCTGATACATCGTCTGAAAACGGTGTTGCGCAGGATGATGAGATGGAATTTGAAGTGTCTGTGGACATTGCAAACTCGCTCACTCCACTTAGCACGGCGAACGAATCTGTTGTTTACGCATTCGCTCAAATGTAATTGTTAACCCTATAAAATAGAAAAGATGAAACATATAGTAATAGCAATAGCATTCATTCTTTGCGCAGGGTTCGCAAACGCACAGAGCAATCGTAGCGGCACATTCAACCAAGTAACAGCAGCGGGTACGGTGAAGAACATCGGCAGCAATGACACATTGAGCGGTGCAGACACGGCATACCTTTGGAACGGTCGCAATGACCACAACCAATGGTCAACCGTAGCGTTGAAGTACATTGTAACACAGATTACAGGTACTACAACATGTACTATGATCGTGCAGGGCAGCAACGATGCAACATCGGCTACATCGGGCAACTGGACTACGTTGGAAAACTACGTAGAAGGGTCGGTAGGTCTTGTTGACACAGGTACGGTAAAGAACACTACATATCAGTTCCTTATACCTACATGTAACTTCAAGTATTTGCGTGTACGTGCCATTACAAGTGGTACGCAAACAAGTATTTTGAGTGGCAGTTACTACCTCGCAGCTAAATACGTTGGTCTGTTAAACTAAACAAACTATGCCGATAAGGTACACAAACGGGCTTGATTTGGAGCGATTGCTCCCTGTCATTATGGGTCGGAAGGGGTGGCAACAGCCTACCTCTTCTGACTTTACCCCCGTGCTCGATAGCGATGTTACGGAGTGTACGTCAGGCATGTACTACAACTACGTACACAGCGCATGTTCACCCGTTCGGTTGTGGGACGCTCAAGAGGACAGCACGATAACAGACGAAAACTATAACGCCTACTTGCTATCATTAAAGCAGCAGGTAGCGGTAGAGAGCATGTTATCGGTATTCCGTGCAAATGATATAGTAGAACCGTCAAAGATACTGTTTGAAAAGCAGTTCAGGACGCAGTATCGCACTATTGACAATGCGGGGAAGTTTTGCGGATGGCAGGTGAAACTACCGCAGGGTGATTATGCTACCCGTTTGGAGTCGATTGCACTCATGATGTCCATTCCGTGTACCGTTACGCTGTACATCTACAATGACCTGAAATTCGATGAAATATATACACAGGAAGTAGAAGTCACACAGGGGTATAACCAAGAGATAACCGTATTAGACGATGTTATTCTATCCCGTTTAAACAACGACTACAAAGGCGGTGTAATATTCATCGGGTACTATCAGGACGAGTTAGAGGCGCAGGGGGCAAAGGCGGTTGATGTGTACCTGAACTGGTGGGAAACGTTTTATTTCATCGGGTATCAGGGCTTTGAGGCGACTTCAAACTATGCTGAAAAGACTTTTGTACGTGACCAGTATTTCAGCAATTACCGTACATACGGGCTGAACCTCGAATTTTCTACCAATCGTGATTATACCAATACCGTTATCCGTAATGCACACGCATTCGATAGGTTGCAGGATATGATCATGGCGCAGAAATGCATAGAAATAGAGATGAACAGCCTACGTGTGAATGGTGAGCAGCGATTTAATAGGGAAGTGTACGAAACGCTTTACAACGAGATTGAGGGGCTTAGGGGTGGCGAGGGCATACCGTACAGGCAAGGACTAAAAGACCGTATTATTCAGGAAGTGGCACGTGTTAAACAGACGTTTATCCCAAAGGAACAACCGATGAGCGCAATACCACCTGTTAATGACGGCAGGGCAATCACTTATCCACGCTGGGGACATCAGATATGAGCATAAACGTAGTACCATACCCGACAGGCATAGACTATGCAACAGGAAAGATAATTACCTACCTGTACGAGCGTCTGTATGTGTTGTGGGGTACATCTGGCATGACTGGTGATATGTTGCAGGCTTATGGCAGGGTGTACCGAAACAGCGTAGCCGATGGGTTTGTTCCGCAATGGTATCAGCAAGGTAAGGACTATTCAAAGGACATGTTCTACAACGATAAGATTCAGGCATTGTTCTATGTAGGACTTAATGACCCGATGCTGATTGACGTAGAACGCACCACGTATAACCTATCGTTGTACTTCTTCGTTAACCTTGCCAAAGTGCGACCCGTTACGAACCCGCAAAGGATGGATGAACAGGTAGTACGTGACGTGCTCGACCTGCTTACTCCTGCTCCGTTCGGGTTTATCGTGAACAGCGTTAGCAGGGATGTGGACAATGTGGTTAACAAGTATTCGGGGGCGTTCAAAGACGCTGTGATTACGAACCAACAGCACCAACCACGTCTATGCTTCCGTATTGACGGTACGCTATCAATGGGACTCGATATGTACGGTGACTGCACCCCGCCTATACTACCTCAAAACTTCAACGCAATGACAGGATGCATACGGGCTAACTTCAAGAGCAACCCCGACCCGAATGAATATCAGACATTAGTAAACGGTACTCGCATACCGTTGGAATACCCCGTTGGCTCTACGTTAACGATACCTCACTTGGCGAACCGATACGTGTTCCCGAATGTGATACTCAATAACAACAACATCGACAACATGCCGTACAATCCATCTACTCAGACGTTCACGTTTGATAGCTTCAATGACGGTGACAGCGCACTAATAACTTATAACGAAAACAATTAAAAACAACTAAAAAATGTCAACTACAATTCTAAATCTATCGAATTGCGGCACATCGGGCAACGTAGGTAAATTCTTCTGTGCGTTCCAGCCGTCAATTTACAAGTACTTTTTGATGTTCCCTAAAGGAACTGTTATCCCTGCTTCGGTGCTGACCGATAACGCAGCCCTGAAAGATTATATCTATGACGGCCTGACTAACGACACTCCGGGGCTTCGTTGGAAACTGTCGGGCATATTGTCGCAGATGCAGGACAATACAGAGGCGGTAAAGACCGAAAACAAAGACGGTTACCTGACTCCGACACAGTTCCCGCCATACAACTGGCAGTGGGACATGACCCTGCAATTTGCGCAGTTTGCTAAGTGGAAGCAGTACAGTCTTACAGCTCAAGACCAATACGATTTTGCATGGGTTGACGATGCAGGTAACCTTATCGGCACATCTAAGACAGACGCAGACGGTGCAAGCGGTCTTGGTGGTGTATCTCTGTTCTCATTCTACATGCAGGACATGAAGACCGCTACTGTTGACACGCTTGTTAAGTTCAACGTGAATATGATTATTCAGAACAACGCTGAATTGAACGAAAGCGCAGCAATGGTGCAGGCTAACCTTACTCCACAGGATTGGGCTTCACTGCTGTATGACACGCTGATAGTACAGGGTCTGGCGAACACATCTACTGCTATTAAAGTACAGGTGTACACAGACGGTATAGGTGCTAAGGCGTCATTGCTTGCTAAGTTCGGTACTGTACTCGATGCGGCAGGTGCGTGGTTGCTCACCAAGAATGGGTCAACACTTACTCCGTCAGGTGTGGCATACGACAGCACAAACGATCAAATGGTATTCACTGTATCTACATTGTCTTCCTTAGACGTGGTAACGGTGCGCCTGAATGTTCCATCGGTGTTGCTTGCTACGCCTTATTTCTGCCCTGCGGTATCGGAAGGAACTGTTTATACTTATACTCACCCATAATAGCGTAGAATATGAGCAAGACAACAGTTAAAGTAGATGGTATGGAGTGGAATGTCGCAGCAGTAGCGGCATACGCCACCGAAGCGGACTTTGTTGCTGCATTTGTATCGGAATCGCATATCTACCCGTTTAAGCACACTCATGAACGTGAGTCATCGCTGAAAACGGTGTATAGTGTGTGTGTTCCTGTACAGGCAGCACCCGCAAAAAAGGCTTCAAAGGCTGAAAAGCCCGTAGAGTAACCTCGCTTTCTTTTGGTTCGTGTTGGTTACAGGGCGGGGGTATATGCTCCCGCCCTTCCTTTAAATACTCTTATGGCAACAGTACGACAGATGTTAGACAGGCTAAAGGCGTTTGACCGTATCAAAGCGGCTGGGGATGCTATGGTAGCAAATGAGCAGCAGGTACTTGACATTAACCGTTCGCAGTTGTACGACAAGGGTATTGGCAAGGACGGAAATCCGTTGCCACCGTACAGCCCAGACTATGCCAAGCGTAAGCCATCAAGGGGATTTGTGGACATTTACCGTACAGGACGGTTGCAGCGTGAAATGGAACTGACTATACAGGGGCAGCAGTACGAAATAAGCAGCCGTGTGGATTACAGCCCGTATGTATCTGGTAAACGTCCGACTATCTACGGGCTAACGACAGAGGGGAAACAACAGGCGTGGTTTATTATTCGGGATAGTTTTGTACGGGAACTAAAGGATGCGTTACAATTGTGATTTTTGGCGTAAATTTGGCTTATGATGGTCATAGATAACAAGTTCGAGATAGGGCAAATGGTTTATCTAAAAACCGAAGAAGAACAACTACCACGTATTATAACGTGTATCATTGTTGACGCTGGGTCTGTGATGTACGAATTGATTAATTGCACTACTACAAGTTGCCACTACGAATTTGAGTTATCATTGGAGCGTAACCAAATACTGAATTTATGAGCGCATGTTCTTCATGTACCAACAAACAAGAGATTGACAATGCACGATACACCGAAATCAAGCGAAAAGCGAACATGGATGCAAAGAGCAGAGGACTTTCTGCATTTGCGCTTATTCGCACGAAGAACGCCAACCCCGGCTACATGTGGCGAACCATCGACCACGAAGACTGCCAACGTCTCGAAGTCATCGAATATTGCACAGTCGTGTAAGGACGTAACACTAAATCAATTCATATCATGCGCAGTCGAAGGAAACTACACCGTATTAGGCGAAGGAACAGAAACCGAGTTATATGCTGCATGGCTGCGAGTGCTAAACGATTATTACCGAATGTTGGGGGATGACGGATATACCCGTCACATGGAAGTAATAACGGCTATTTTAGGCATACAATGGCGGCAGTTGTACATAGACTACATGCTACATGCAATGTCGCTAAAATACCTTGAAGAAGTGGCGCAATTGCTACGTGAGGAATACCCTAAGTTCAAGTTCACAGCCGATACGTATCAGACAGAGATGGGTTACGTGCGAACAATCGAAAAGCGCAATGAAATGCGTTTGGAAGAATTGCAGAACGAACTAAAGCAGTTAGAGAAAACGAAGCAAGGCAGAAAGACCACCCGTGAGGACTACTTAGAAATGTTGTTGGACATCAACAAACACGAGGGCAGTTCCTACACAACCGAAATAAGCGCAGAACTATACGCAATCTGTATTCGCAGGCTTAAAAACACAATAGAAAGAAATGGCAGACAACATAAGTGAGATTATAAGTCCTGAAGGGGAACGGCAGTTACGGGAACTGAACGAGGGCTTAGAATCAGCGATACAGAATATAACAAAGTTTGGACAGGTTGCCAAAGGAATCACCGTTGAATTTAAGGGGGTAAAAGACTTTGCCACGCTCAATGAGTTGCAGAACAAGGTCAAAGAAACCACCGAGAAGATGACTAAGGCGCAACGGGATTTTGCCGATGAAATTGATAGGGCGCAGGTACGTGAGCAGGCGGCAGTAGCTAAGGCGTTAGCGGGTTATGAGAAACAGGCGGCGGCAAAGGAGAAAGCAGAACAACGGGCAATAGCGGCACAACAAGCGAGGGTTAAGAAAGAAGAGGATGCACTTAACCGAATGATTGCAGCCGAAGAAAAGGCGAACGCAAAAGCGATAGCAGCACAGCAGAAACGGGCGGCAGTCGAAGAAAAGATACTAAATAAAATGATTGCCGATGAAGAAAAAGCAGCGGCAAAGAAAGAGCAATTAGCGCAAAGAGCAGCAGCTGAAGCGGAGAAAGCGGCAGCGAGAGAGGCGAAGGCGTTAGCCGTGCTTAATAATGAGTACGAGCAAGCTAAAAGGGCGTACAATGCCACAGCAGCGGAGGCGAAGCGTCTTGCATTTGCAGTAGGAGAAAATAGTAAGGAATTCAAAGACGCAGCAGCTAATGCCAAAGTAATGTACGAACAACTGTTAAAGGTTGAAATGGCTGTCGGGCAGGGTCAACGCCAAGTCGGACAATACAACCAAGCTGCATTTGCCATGCAACAGTTGTTACGTGAAACGCCTGCATTTGCTTATAGTTTTGGTACTGGCATCATGGCTATCAGTAATAACATACCGATACTGATTGACGAAATTAAGCGGTTGAAGGTAGCCAATGAGGAATTAAAAGCGTCTGGGGCTAAGACTATCCCGATATGGAAAACTTTGTTAGGCAGCATATTCAGCCCGACAGGTATTCTCACATTGGGCATAGGTATATTTACCATACTTGCAACGAAATTGGACATATTCAAGAACAAGACGAAAGACGCTACCGATGCAACAAAGAAACTGAATGACGAACTGAAAGAGATTGATAAACAGGCTCAAAAGTCGGCTGCATCTGAACAGTCGAGGGTGGCGGTATTGGTACAGACCGCAAAGAATACGGCATTGGCGATGGATATACGCACTAATGCAGTTAAGCAATTGCAGGAGATGTACCCTGCTTACTTGGGTAATCTGTCTAAGGAAAAGATGTTGACAGGTGATATTACCGATGCCCTGTACGAACTGAATAAAGCCATTACAGCCCGTGCAATGGCTACTGCAATAGGCGATAAGATAACCAAGGAATATGAAAAGATTATAGCGGCAGAGGCGGAATTAGGTAGAATGCGTGATAAAACCATGATGGGAACAGGCGTAGGTGGTGCGCCACAGGCATTTATTTACGACCAAGACGAACGCACACAGGCATTACAAGATTCTATTGCAGCATCGGAAGAAGCTATTAAACAGTACGAAAAACTGGTAGATAAATACACTGTTGCATCTGCTAAATTGATTGATACAAAAACAGGTAAGGGGACTACCACCAAAGGCACAACAACAGCCACCAACGAGGCGTTAAAAGCCGCGTACGATGCAGGCATAGCCGAATTAGAGAATAACCGTGATAAAAACGAGTCTATTTACCAAGACGAAACCAAGTCATTAGAAGAACGCTTAAACGCTTATAATGCCTACAATGCAGCAGTATTGCAGATACTTGAAGAACAGCGCAATAAGGAAGTAGAATTAGAGCGTGAAAAAATAAAACAAGCAGAGCAAGAGCGCAAAACAGCTACGGGGCAGGCATTGCAGAACACCTACGATGCCGAATATGCCGCATTGATTCGTATATCCCAGCTAAATAAAGACTTCGATGCTAAGACAGCAGCAGAAACAGCCAAAGCAAAGCAGGATATACTAAATATCGTTTACTCCAACAACGAAAAGTGGATTAAATCCGAAGAATTCCGCAACGAGAAACTAAAAGAACTGCAAATAAACCTGTTTCTTAAAGATGCCGAACTGCTTAACCGTGCATTGCAGAACAAGGAAATTACGCAAAAGGAATACAACAAACGCATGGCGCACCTACGCAAAACAGAGGGCGCAATGTTGTTACAGGACGATATAGACCTATACGAAAAACTACTTCAAAATCAGACGTTATCGGCTGAAAAGCAGTTGGAGATACAAAAGAAACTCAACCAAGCGAGAAAGGCAAAGTCGCAAATGTCGCAGGGCAGAGCAAGCAAAAGCGGCAGGTTAACAGACGGTTTGGCTACTTCATTAGGCATTACAGATGAATCAGAACAACAGGCGTTTTATGACGCATCTATTAACCTTGCCAACCAAGCAGCAGATGCGATTATTTCGGCTAATCGTAGGCAATACGAGGCAGAAATGGCGATGTTAGACCGTAAGCGTGAGGCGATACAGACTAACTACGACCTGCAAATGAACCTCATAGATGCTACAAGCAAAACAGAGGAAGAATATGCAGAGCGTGTGGCTAAATTGAATTCGCAGCGAGCAGAACAAGAGGCGGCAATTGAGCAGCAAAAGAAAGAGGCGGCAATAAAGCAGGCAAGGTTTGAGAAAGCCGCAGCAATAGCGTCTATCATTCAGAACACAGCCGTAGCTATTGCAAGTGCATTGAAGTTGGGTCCAGCGGCACCATTCGTAGTTGCGCTGATTGCAGCAGCAGGAGCGGCACAGTTGGCATCGGTTGCGTCAGCACCTATCCCCGCTTACAAAGAAGGAACAGACTATCACAAAGGCGGTGCGTTCATAGCGGGTGATGGGGGTGCGCCTGAATTGATTGCGCCACCGAATAAAGCACCTTACTGGTCTGCATCTACGTCAACGCTGTACAATGAATCAGCAGGCACTAAGGTTATACCGATTGATAAGTACCTGAAAAACGTAGATGCAACAGGCGGGTATCGTATCGGTAGTGTGAATAGTACAGCAAACGACAACCCATACAAATGGATCGAAGCGATTAACAACGGATTCAGCGAAACGGGCGAGGCGTTAGCATTGTCGTGGGCGCAAATAGCAAGGGCAAACAGACCGAATATTAACATGAATGCAATAGCCGAAGAAATGAGGCGGGAGCGTAACTTACAAGGCAAATAATGGCATACCAAAGCAGAATAAGGTTTACGATTCAGGACGCATCGGACAACTACTACACCGCTACTAAAAACAGCGATAACACGTGGACGGTAGCCACTACGCCTACGCTCACCTATCTTACCATTAACCCGTTAGGATGGGAGAATACAGGCGTTACATGGGAGCGTAACATGACCTATTTCGGGGTGTTTCGTTCGCAGTCACAGACTATGCAGTTCACAGCAGACGGACGGGCTATCATCAACAGTATCATGTTCGGTAGTGGCGGGGTGAATGCGTTTGCGGTACTTAAAGTGTGGTTATTGGATTCCGAAACATTCAGCTACGACCTTTTCTACAAATCAGAAATTGACTTTAGCCCGTACAACGACAATAAGCAGAAACAAATAGTTTCGGTTGCTACATTGGATGGTAAACTGTACGAACTGCTCAAATCAAAGGCATCAAGTAAGTTTAATATTCCTTTTTGGGATTATGACCCCGATACGGACACATGGGATTATATATCGGCAGGGAGTGATTTTTTGGTTCATGGTGGGATAAAGGTTTTTTGGGGCGCAAAGTGGCAAACATCGGCATCGGGAGCAGCCCCATTAACTCGTAATGGTACATTGTACGGATGGAATAGAGGTAGTGTTTCGGATGGTCGGCACTGGATTCCCGCTATGAGTCAGGTAAACGTTACGCAAAATAACGGCACTACTACTTATATTGGTAATGACATTTTACAGCCTTTTTTGCCTCAATACAACCAAGCGTATAACTATAACAGGAACTTTGAGGGAGTGGATGACATTCAGGCTTATACGCTAAATAGGGGAATATTTAAACACTTACTACCGAATTGCCCTACAATCACCGCAAACTTTACCGTAACAGGTGAATTTGATGGAGACATTACATACAATAACCCGATAACTCAAGACCAAGCAATAATAGTCGCCTTATTTGAAATCGGGGACGATGACTTGCCTGTTATGTCTGGCGGCAACTACCAATACACTTCGTTGTACTACATAACAGTACCAGCAGGTGGCTCGCCTTATACACCACCTACGCCTGCATTCACAAACACAGTGGCAGTAACATTAAACTATAATAAATGCTATTGCATCGGTATTCTTTATGACGGTGTTATATCAGGCATAAGCGGCAGTACAAACGTTTCGCAGGTGTCGTTTAAGGAACTGTACGTTACAGTTGAAACATCCTACAATAGCGGTACAGCTTCCCCAGTTGACGGGGCGATACTACCCGAATCTATAATAGTAGGGCAACGCCTATTCAATGTATTCAGCAACATCTTGGACGTAATAGACAGCACCGAAACAGACCCGTATGGATTCCCTGTATTACAAGGCACTGGATATAGTGCAATCAGTACGTTCCTGACTAATGCGGGGCTATCCCTTGAAGATTACTACGATAGCATACCATACCTTACTATGCTCACATCGGAGAATGCTATTCGTAATATTAAGGGCTATCCGTACATGAATATCAGTCTATCCGATTTATTCAATATCTGCTTTAAGATGTACGCATGTGGTTTAGGTATCACATCTGATTTAGGTATGCGTATTGAGCCGTTAGAGTATTGGTTCGATAAGGACACGGAGATACTCGATTTAGGCACAACGGTATCAGGATTTACTATAAAGCCATTCACGGAATTAATGGGTAACCGTATTAACGGTGGTTTCGGGCAATCTGATACAAACAAGAACTTCGCTACCGATGCGTTCAACATCGAGCAGCGTTATGAAGTGCCGCTGAATAAAACACCGAAAGACATAGACCTGCAAGTAACCGAATGTAATGCAGAAATGTACTACATAGAGAAAGCAAGGGCGCAAAATAACAGCCGTGATAGTTCGCCATCGTCTTCTAATGACTTGGTGATATTTGAGATAACGAACAATCTTGTAGAGGAAGTAACGGTTTACGACCCGTCAGGTGATGCGCTCACAGTCGATGCGCTTGCATTAGCTTACTACCCAACGGCTCAAAGTACCAACCCTGCCACCACTCCGTATATCTACGGCTTAAAGTACCCAGAAACGGCTATAAACACAGGATTAACCCCTGCAAGTAATAAACTACGTTTAGGCAGGTTCATTCGCACTATATGCGATGGTATGGAAGGCGCAAGTGATTTTGTTACTTACCGCAAACAGTACCAACAGCAGTATAACAACCCGTCAACCCCTGCAACTGAATTACCCGGCATAGAAAAGAACCTAAACGGGGTGCGAATAACAGAGGTGGGTGATGTGCTGATTAGTTCATTGGGTGATAAGTATTTCCGACCATACATATTTAGCATAGAAAGTAAGTATCCTGTAAATATGTACACACTAATCAACACAAATCCACGTGGATATATTAGTTTTACATGGGATGGCGTGGAGTACAAAGGATTCATTTACAAGGTTACACAGGTTGCGGGTAATTCAATGCCTACACAGTTCGAACTTATCGCTCACCCCGACACAACAGACGCACAATTAAAAGCATAACATGGCAGTATTTAACCTCATAACGGACTTTATTAAGGCGAACGAATTTCGGTTCTACAAAGTAGATAACCCTACATTCCCGCTATATGCTACCAAACCATTTGACGGGTACAGCGCAGCAGCAACACAACTACCGTGGATGCTGCAAAATACGTTCACCCACAAACGGCTGTTTAATGATACGTGCACGGTTTATGTGCAGACACAGGCGAACAGTATAGGCACACCGTTGCCTTACCCTGCATTAGACCTTATAGATGTACGTGGTGATGTGGTTACTTCGCTTAGTACAGCCCCGTTTACCCGTGGCGCACAGCAGGTAACGGGCAATACCATATACAATCCGCAAACAGGAACGAACGTACAGGCTAATACTTATTGTTGGGAGTTCCGATTCGAACTACTACTCACAGCCGCAACC